TGGTAAGAGTCTCTTAACCAAGGATGAGTAGAATCTGTCCCTGTTTTATGTTGCCACCATTGATTCAGTTCAGCTTGGTGTTTTTTGATAAAACCAGTAGGAACAAACAAATTCCAATCGTGACCTTTATGCTCTTCTGGCTCACCAAGAGTTTTTGCGAATTTTATACATTCTTTATAATCCGCATTATGTTCGTATTGTTCTAAACAACCCGACCATCTACCACCGATTACATACCAATCAGACGGGCCACTTGCCCATCTACCACCTTGGCTTGCAAATCCTTGGTCATCTAACCAGCTTACTACTTCATTACTAACAGTCTTGGAATTTATGTGTTCACTTTTGGCGTCTTGTGACGACGCTACTATCAAGCGATGGTGCATAATCTTCCCTCCGTAGTCTAAATGATGGTGTCCATTCTAGCTTTACGCCTTCAAACAAATCTCCATCACTGTTCTTAAACAAAGAAACGCTCTTAGCAGTACTGTTAGCTTCGCCTTCAATACCTACTACTTTTCGTGATGCGTTTTCTATTGCTCCAGAACCTTTACCAGCATACAAGTCTAATACTTGGTCTCTACTGTATGTTCTTGATATCTGAGATATCTGTATTATGATACAATCATAATTTACAGCTAGATTACTTAACTGGTGAGAGATGTACCTAATGGTTTCATACTCTCCTCGAATTCCTTTCGGAGGTTCGATAAGGTCAATATAATCAACAACTACGCAAGCGGGGTTAAGCTCTTTAACCTTCTCCTTAATTTGTTCTATTGTAGGAGATATAGTCTGGAAAACAATGTGTTGTAATTGCCCGTGATGAGCTTCATACAATGAATCATAATTTTCATTGACATAGTCCTTGTCTTTACCGCTGATTATCTGAAGACTTCTTCTGTGCATATACCAACCACTTAATTCTAATGAAAGATAAAGTGTAGGTACCTGCCATTCAGTACGAATAATATCATACAAAGAGTCATAACCTAAAACAAGATTATGAGCCAATGTAGTTTTATTAGCACCTGTAGAACCAAATACAGTAACTAATTCACCGGGAAAGATAACAACATCTCTGTTTATACCTAAATTCCTTGCTAAATCAATTACTCTACCAGAGAAATCAGAAGTTAATCTTTCTCGCAGTTCTTTATGTAAATCATCACTTGTATGTACATCAATAAGATAATCTTTCCTATTATAATGTATGCAATGAGGTTTACAATACTCTTTCATTATGTTATCGTGACAACTGTATTTGTATCCAGCGTTATAGACAGCTTCAATCTTCTCGTGAACTACAGTTTCTTCTAATTGATTGTCATTCCAATACAATAAGGAAGCTTTAGTAGCATCTGAGGGAATACCGTTACGTCTAAAATGAGAAGCAATACGTAAAATAATATTGTTTCTATTGCCCTGACTGGGGCCATCTTTATACATTTGTTGTACACAAGGCACAATGTTTCGAGGTTCTACTACCGTTTTTAAAGCCCTTATCTTTGGTACTTCAGTGATAACGTGCTCTTCAAGCTCACCATCACCCCATAAGTCTGGATAATCATAATTAAGTCTTTGAGTTTCAGCTATCTTTAAGATTTCTTTTACTCCAAGACCCATTAGTTCTGTTATATCCAATGGAACTTTAAAATACCCACGTTTTTCATTTAAGGTATGTGGAAGGCGGTAGATGCCTGTCCTTTGATATACACTAGCATCAAGACCTTCAATTAAACTTGTCATAGTATTTTTTACTACAAAAGGAAGGTCTTTACTTGCGGGAAAATTAAATACCTCACCACTTAAGGCAATATGATATCCAGTTCCACTAAAGTAAGGCTGAATTGCTCCGGCTTGAACTCCAAGCTGTTCTAATTCATATAAAATACCTTGTGCATTCTTTAAAGTGAAGGCATCTGAATTCTGCCCTTTGTCGATATCAATTAAGACTTCATCTATAAATCTAGTACCAAAGTAATTTTTTAGAGTACCATTTTTACTTACATAGTCTTTACCTTCTTCATCGTAAAGATACATACTACGATAAACAGGTTTTGTATCTCCTTCATCAAGGACATAGAGGTGCATTTCCTCTATTGGGATAAGGAGTCCCCTGTTGCGAGGACTCCCTATCGCTACTTCTACCCAGTGCAATTAGAATTGCTCTTTTAGAAGGATGTTTGGGTAGTGTTACCCCCTGTGGGGTTTGCTGTACCTGAGGGAGTTGGTGCAGTCCCATCGTATTCTTTTATTACGCCCTTTCCTTTACAGAAATCAATATATCCCTGAAAGTCCTTTTTATCATTGGAAGTATTACGAACCATTTTGGGTACTACACGAGTGTAGGCCTTTTGTTCCTTATCATTCCATTCTTTATAAAGGTAAACGTGATAATCCATTGTTGGTTCTGCGGGAAAGACAGGAGCATAATGCTCTTCTAAATAACCCCTAATATCGTCAATGGGATTACCATCCGCATCTTCGAAATCACCTTCTTTGGTTACTCCGCCTTGAAACCCAATAGCATCAAACAAGTAATACAACCGTCTCAGCAGTGTGCAATCCTTGATGTTGCCATCGGGCTCTGTGTCAAAACTACCAGCGATACTCATTGGCTGTTCGTATTGACTATTTTCTAGTTTAAGGTTAACAACGATATATACATCTGCCCAACCGAACTCATCTGCTCTGTCGTTAAATGATGAAATACCTGCATTTTGATAACCTAGATAACTACCGCCAGTAGCGGGCTGTGGTCTGAATATAGCCATATGCTATTACTCCTTTTCTGTTTTAAAACCAATAACTTCTTTAGCTATTGATTCATAGTTTAAGGGTAACGTCTTTTGTGCAAGAGGCTTAAGTCTACTGCCAACAGCTCTTTCATCGTATGAGAGAAAAGAAATATAATACTTTTCATCATCACGACTACCTGTAGTATAACCTACAACATCGGCTGAAGCGGTGAGACCATAAGCCAAACCACGTGGCAATTCTGGCATAAGTTGAACTTTGCCATCAGTAAGTGTACTTGTCTTACTGTGAACTACAAGCACAAGGTTTCCACCTTTCTGCTTAATTAGTTCTTGGAATCGCTTTACGACGTCGAGATGTTTCTTACGAGCTTTACCCCAATCGGCTCCCCATTGGCCTTCACCCATCTCATTTATACCAAGTTCATTTGTTACTACATCTTCAATCCAACGATTGACTTGACCTAGTGTATCAATGACTATAGTATCATATGGTAATGAGTCCCAATTCTCTTTAAGATATAGATATACCTCTATCAAAGAATAAGTTTCCAACGGTTGACCTTTATCAGGGCCTGAACGGACAAAATGTCCTCGCTCTTTAGGAGGTATTACCTCCAATACTGGTTGCCCGCCTTCTCTGACTACTTTACCGTCAAGAGTTTTCTCTCTGGTAGGTGCATTCAAAGAAGAACAGGTTACAGTATTTGCTCCATCAACGAAGTCAGAGCCAAGGTCAGTGTCTATCATAAGAACACCAGCTTGACCCTTACTACTCCACGCACTTGCGGCAGTTGTTTTCCCAGTTTTAGGTTGACCTATTATCATATAAGTCAAACCACTAGGCATTTCCTGCCAGTCCGTGGTTACTTTACGGATGCTTAATTCCATTATGTCTCTCCTTGCTTATGGGGGAAGACCATCATCTCTTTCTTTACAGAAAAAGGCATCAGGCCTATCCAAATATACTGATAATATGGCTTTTTATCAAGCATCAAGATTTGATTTAATCCGAAACTTGCGGCCATAGTAGCAGTAAAGATAGTATGTTTTGCGGTACAAGGTTCTACAACTTCTTCACCTTGTGGTATCCAGCTTTCAAGAAAATTATCATTTTCAGGAGTAACTGTAATTATTTCCATTGCAAGAGCGCCCATCCTTAAGTCAATAAGCCAATCCCTGTTAGGATTTTCTTTCCAACCTCTATAGACATCCATACGGGCATCCATATTATCTGGGCCCATTATGACTTTATTTGATAAGGGTAAGTCAGAACCCAGAGTCCACTTGGACTCATCCATT